CAGCGTCTGATCAAGGGCTGGGTCACAAGACTGCAACCCGGTTATGCGAAGCGTAACAATGCAATCTTGTACGCTGCACGCATTACGTGGGAAGCCGAATCCCAGGCACCACTGTAGGAGGATTCATGCCTGAACAAGAAAGTAGCGGCCCTGTGGTGTCTGTTCCAAAGGACACGGACCCGGTTGCGCCAGCAGCTGCCACAGATGCAACGTCAAGTATCGACCTGGTTGATGAAAATGACAAGCCTGTCCTGGATCTCAAGATCCGCGAGGATGCCGATCTTCCTGCTGTAGGCACTGTCTACATGAGGAACCACAGGTACCCTGAGGGCTACATCCTCGAGGTCCCTGGATTGGGAGGGATTCCCAATATGGGTTCGAAGGAGGTCGACCAGGTGCAGGTTGCCAACTACGAAGCGATCAACATGCAGACGTTCGATAGGGATAAGGGTCTCACCATCGAGATCAAGGACGAGGAGGTGACTAAGTAATGACTTACGCCGTAGGTGCTCAGGGCTTCATTGGTATCGAAGCCGAATCTACTCCGGGTACGTATATCGCCCCGACTATCTTCCTCCCCTTGCTCGAAGAGTCTCTGTCGTTCAATCAGGTACAGATTCAGCGACGTCCGCTTCGTGGCATTGCTGACATGTCGGGTATGCTGCCTAGTGATCAGAGTGTTACTGGCTCGATGAAGGTCGAGATCACTCACGATACTTTGCCAGCCATTCTTCGATGCGCTCGATGCACTGGTGTCAAGACGGGTGCTGGACCGTTCACGTACACGTTCACGCCTAACGCTCTAGCTGTTCCTGCCAAGACTATGTCGATCACGGTTGTCCGACATACCACTGCAGGTATCTTCGGCTTCACTGGTTGTGTCGTGTCTTCGATGAAGTTCGCTATGGAAGATGGCATCCTCACTGGCGAGTTCGGAATCGTGGGTCGTGGTGAGGCCACGCAGTCTCTGCCCACTCCTACGTATGTCACGACCGCTCCTCCCGCTACAGGTCAGTTCGATCTCAAGTTCGCTGGCGTGTCTTCGACGGATGCTGATTCGTTCGAGCTGAACATCGATGACAAGGCCGAGCCTCAGTTCCGTATGCAGGGCGGTGGTGTTCGTACTGCTGTCTTCGTCAAGTACGGAGAGCGCGAAATCACCGCAGCGATCAACCGCGACTTCCAGGATCGTACTGACTTCGACGCCTACAAGGCTATGACCGCTCAGGCGATCGACCTGAACTGTGTTCAGACGGCAACCTCGGCTGAGGTCAACTTTAACGTGCCGACCGCGATCAAAGATACGTACGCGATCGAGGGTCTGAAGGGCCAGGGTGACCTGGTCCGAGCGAACATTTCTTATCAGGGTGTGTATGACACGGTGACTTCGAGGGCGTATCAGATCGTCTGCAAGTCCGCCGCGACTCTCACCATTCCGTAAACAACCACAAGGAGAACAGCATGCCCAGGGCTGTTGTCGACGTCACACCTCAGCGCTACGAACTCAAGTCGATTCCGGAGGCATACGTCGAACTTCGACGTATGTCTTATGGCGATTGGCTTCATCGAGGCGATATCTCCCTGTTGATGCAGGTCGAGATGGAAGAGAAGCGTGCCAAGGGTAAGGCTCCGAGCCGTACTGCTGACATGAAGCTTCAGAATCAGGTAGTGACGGCCTACGAGTTCAGTCGCTGCATCGTTGGTCATAACCTGACCGACGAGAACGACAAGCCTCTCGACTTGTCTAACAGGCGTACCCTCGATCGTCTTGATCCTAAGGTCGGCAACGAGATCGGTGAACTGATCGATGAGTTGCACAAGCCCTTTACGGAGGAGGATGAGGGAAACTAGCAAATGAGCTTCGGTCTGTGATACTGATGAGAAATCATAAAGTATCGCGCGACACACTGGAGCTCATACGTATAACTGATCTATGTGAGGCTTTCGGCCAACTACCTCAAGCCGGCGGTATTTTAGATCAGGACTTTCTCTTAGTGCAAGCCATGGGGCTAGTACTACAGATTAAGTCCGAGAGAAGCGAAAGAGACGCGAATGCCGCTAGGCGCTAGAGACATCATGTTGGTGGTTCGCGCCCGCAATGAAGCGGACAGCGTCCTTCGTGATGTCGGTCGGATGCTTAGTGCGATGGGCGAAGGTTCTCGCACATCTGCTCAGAATATGCAGCTGTTGGGTGTTGGCCTGACTGCTGTAGGTGTAGGGTTTATTGCCGCAGGTGCAGCTGCTGAATCGTTCTTTGCTGATGCAGTGAGTGGTGCGGTAGAGTATGAGCGTCAAACCGCTCTGACTCTTACGCAGGTTGATCAGGTTGGCGTCTCACTTAATGACATCGGCGCCATTGCCAAACGAGTTGCAAGAGAAGTACCTGCGCCATTCGATCAGATGCAGACGTCGTTGTACGACATCTTCTCATCGATGAATGTGAATGTGTCGCAAGCTGAAACACTTTTGACAGCATTCTCTAAGGGTGCTGTTGCAGGACAGGTTGACATCCAGGAAGCGGCGAGAGCTACAATCTCGCTGATGAACTCGTACAAGATTCCTGTCGATCAAGTCAACCATGTGATGGACGTCCAGTTCCAGTTGGTTAGGAAGGGCGTCGGTACTTACCAAGAGTTCTCAGCAGTTATCGGTCGAGTGACCCCTGCAGCTGTTGCAGCTGGACAATCGATCGAATCTATGGCAGGTATGCTCGCCTTCCTGACACGGAATGGCTTGAGCGCCGCAATGGCTTCTACATCTGCATCTCGTGCCATGGAGTTGCTGACTAAGCCAGACACTACAGCTGCCCTGGAGAAGATCGGCGTCAAGACTAAGGACGCATCTGGTAACTTCCTCCAGATGAACGATATTCTCGAACAGCTGGTGTATGGTAAGGGCTGGGGCAAGCTTACAGGTCCTCAGCTCAAGCAGGCCTTCGAAGATACCTTCGGTACAGGCTCGATTCAGGCTAGGCGTTTCTTCGACCTTGCCATTCCGAACTTCGAGCAGCTTAAGGGTCTGACTAACGATATGTCGGACTCTGCTGGTGCTATGGGTGATGCCTATAACACCATGTCGCAGACTACAGCTGCTCGGTTGCAGGAACTGAACAATAGGTTCGATATCATCAAGGTCAATATCGGTGAACGGCTGATGCCCTTCGTCGAACGTCTTGCTGAAGTTTTCCAGCATCTGATGGATGTCTGGGAAGGCCTTAGTCCAGAGACACAAGATCTGATCGTCAAGATCGGTGCACTCGCAGGTATCGTCGCTATCGTTGCTGGTGCGGTGATCGCTGCAGTAGGTGTGTTCCTGATCTTTGCTGGTGCTGCCGCAGCTGCTGGAGTTCCTCTCCTGGTAGTTGCTGGTGTTATCGCTGCAATCATTGCGAGCTTTGCCCTCTTGGTAGCCGGAGTGTATCTGGTTATCTCGAACTGGCAATTGCTGAACGACATGATTGGTCCGAAGTTCCAAGTAGTCAAAGATATGGCTATTACTGCTTGGACCTTTATCCAGGAGAAGATCCAGCAGTTCACTGACTGGATTACCAACTCTGCCGTGCCTGCTATTCAGGCATTTGTCGCAAGTGTCCTGGAACAGTGGAACATGTTCCAAGCTTGGTGGAGCGAGCATATCGGTCCTATCATCCAGGCGCTGCAAGAACTCTGGGATGCCATTACTCAGAAGTTCTCCGAAGGATGGGCACAGCTTTGGAATATCATTCAGGTGGGCTGGGATGTCATCCAGAACATCTGGAGTGCTGTCGGTGGCACGCTCATTGCGTCCACTGAAGGTATCTGGAACGCTATCTACAGTGTGATTGCTGGACTCTTGTCCACTATGTGGAATGTGATCCAGTCGGTCTGGAATGCCATTAAGGGCTTCATCGAAGGCATCCTGCAAGTCATCCAGGGCATCATCCAGGTTGTGACTGGTGTGATCTCAGGTGACTGGGGTAAGGTTTGGGATGGCATCAAGAACATTGCACAGGGCGTTTGGAACGCTATCTGGGCGATTATCGAAGGTGCTCTCGGAATCATCTGGGCAACCATTAGTGGTGTCCTGACTACGATCTGGGACTTCATCAAGGGCATCATGCAGTCTATCTGGGCGGTTATCAATAGCGCCTGGGATGGTGTTGTCAACAAGACGCGTGATGCTTGGAACAGCTTCCGTAACTCCATCAACGACGTTGTCAACCAGGTGTTCAGTTACCTGACAGGCTTCCCTGGTAGGATCACAGATGTACTGCATGTCGACCTTGGTGCTGTCGGTCAGCGTATCATGGAGAGCTTCCTTGGTGGTCTGAAGAGCGGCTTCGAAAGCGTCAAGAACTTCATCGGAGGCATTGCAGGCTGGATCTCGGATCATAAGGGTCCGCCTTCCAAGGATGCTAAGCTCCTGATCAGCAATGGTAATCTGATCATGGACTCTCTCGGTGTTGGTCTTGATCGTGGATGGAAGGGTGTCGAGAAGCAGCTCGAGGGTTACAACGCAACTATTCAGGGTTCTGTTCAGGTAGGAGCAGGCACCAGCGGCTCTGTGGGGAATGGTAGGACAGGGACCGGTGGTGCGCCACCTTCGATTACGATTCAAGAAGGCGCGTTCGTATTCCATATCGACAATGCAACAGAGGATACAAGTCGGGTGGTTCAGGAGAGCATCCAGGCAGCTGTGAGTCAGATGGCCGATGAATGGGCAGGCTTTAATGCAGGAGCGCCGTAATGGGCTTTGTTGACATCCAACCAGATGCCGACCTCGGTGGCTATCCTCTTCTCACTACTGTCGTAGGTGCAGCTACTCGTTGGCAGGCTTTGTCTGATGCTAGCGATGCTACGTACGTCAAGCAAGAAACGGCGAATGCTGTCGATGGTATTGACATCATTGGTTTCGCTAATCCTGTAGGCATTCCTGCTGGTGCAGTTATTACTGGTGCTGAACTCCATGCTCGTGGAGCGCACTTCTATCCCAATGATACCTTTGCTTTCTCTGTACAAGCTTTCCCGAAGCCTCAGTACGTTTCACCTTATGGTCCTGATCCGTACTCTCGAGCCGATACGCCACTAGGTGCAGACGTTGGTACCTGGTTCTTTGCTTCTGCATATGACCTTTCGATTACTGACTACGTAGTCCAGTACAATCCTACCTTCGCATACAACAACGGTTTCTATGCATGGGATCAGCTGACTTGGAATCAGGTCGATCTTAATAGTATCCGTATGTTGATCGGTTATCATACGCCTGCTACTACTGCAGGCTCTAACCGATTGCACAAATGCTTCCTGCCAATCTTCTACGATTCGCCTCCTA